AAGCCTAATGCTGCTGGTTTGAGCAATGCAGCTGGTGAAGATCTTGCTGCAGGTGCACTCTGGGGTATGTTGTTCGCAAACGTTGGAATTGATTTCTCTCGTGGAAATGCTTCTAACTGGACAGCTCCTGGACTCGTCCGCTCTAAGATCGGTACAGTTCGTAAGTCTTACCAGTTCTCTGGTAATGCTAAGGATTACGTTGCTCAGTTTGAACTCCCAATGAAAGAGGGTCGTTCTACTAAGTTGTGGATGGACTACGAAGAGTACCGTCACATGCTCAAGTTTAAGGAAGAGTGTGAGATGTACTACTGGTACGGTCAGCGTACGCATGATGACAATGGTCGTACTCAGATGACTGACGAGAACGGTCAACCAGTTGTTTCTGGTCCTGGCTTGTTCGAGCAGATCATCAACAAGGATACATACTCTACTTTGACTCAGAAGAAGATTGAGAATGTAATTGGTGATTTGTTCTACGGCATGACTGATGCTACGGACAAGCAAGTAACGTTGTACACTGGTATTGGGGGTGCACGTGAGTTCGATAAGGCTCTCCGTAACTACTACGCTGGTGGTGGTTTGAGTTCTACGACCATTGGACAAGACTCTAGCTCTAACTCTTACCTCCGTACAACGGAATCTAAGTTCATTACTGGTACTGGTCGTAGCTTGGGTATTACAGGTTACTTCACTTCTTATGATCACGTTGATGGTCACAGAGTGAACGTAGTAAAAGTCCCATTGTTTGACCATGGTCCAGTTGCTCAAGCTTCTGCTAAGCACCCAGAATCTGGATTGCCATTGGAATCTTACAGAATGACCTTCGTTGACCAGTCATCTTATGACGGAGAAAACAACCTCCAGATGATCAATAAGAAGGGTCGTGAAATGTTGCGTTGGGCTGTTGCAGGTTCAGTAGTTCCTAAAGGATTTGCTGAGTCTGACACTCGCGCAAGTGATATAGACGGTGCGTCTGTACACATGTTGAAAACAGCAGGTATCTTGCTTCGCCGCTTTGATACTTCGCTCGATCTGCAGTGTGTGGCATCGTAATTTGTGTTTGGTTTGCATAGGGGGGATCGCCAACGGGTTGGTCCCCCCACTTACCATAAATTCATTAAGTTATTCTTCTTAACAAAAGAACAACTTAGTTATTCTTTCTAAACTCTAAAAGAACAAAATCATGCGTAAAATTTATATCCGCAGAAAAGAAGTCCTGAATCACTTACCTAAAGAAGTACGTGCAGGCGCAAAAATTAGTATTGGGAGTATCTATGTCGGGAGACAGCCACTCCGAGGTGTGGAAGGCGAAGAAGCTGGAAAGCTTTTAGCTGGAATACTAGATGTCCCATACGGACATGCAGACTGGCCTAGACAAGAAAAAGCATTCTGGGCTAGCATGACTGTCAAAGTTCCCTTCGAAGGAAAGGAGCTAGATATCACTACTGATGAAGGAGGTAATCCAACAAATGCCTTGGATTACATTACTTATAAGTGGTGTATGAAACACAGACAGGTTGCAGACTCTGAGGCAGCAATGCAAGCAGACGGAACAAAGAAATTCTATATCTATGATCCTCAGCGAGACTTGCTTAAGAAAAATGCGCAAGTAAAACTCAGGAAGGAGGCTGACAAAGAATTCATTAAAGTCAGCTCAGACCTTGACAAAATGCGCAGACTTCTTAGAGTGCTATCTAAAGGTTCTAGACCAGAGAAACTTACAGACATGGAAGTTGAGAATCAACTCTACGCTGTTAAAGATGAGAAGCCCGCGTTGTTCATCAAATACAGCACAGACAAAGACCTTGACACCCGTGCAGAAATAGAACAAATGGTTGAACTTGGGGTGCTTCGACTGATCGGTAACCAACACATCTATGGAGATGAGATCATCGGAGAGAACGTCACAGACACAATCATTTACTTCAACAACAAAAAGAACTCAGGGCAAGTCAATGCCATGAGAGCACAACTTAAAGAACTTAAATGACAATAGAAGAGATGCATATTGCTGTCAACCTGGGGGTGCAAAAAATCGCATCTTTCCAGGTTGACAATCTCTTACCGCAAGAGATTGACCACGAGCTTAATGATGCAATGGAGTCATTCATTAAGCAGCGATACAACCCTATGGGTAATAAGTATCGTAAAGGGTTTGAACAATCTCAAAAAAGAGTTGATGATCTGCGCGCACTAGTAGTTGATGGAAGAATCAAGTGTTTCTACGCCGGGGAAAGCATCTCCGGTTTTTATATTGATAGAGCCCCACTCCCAAATGACTACATGTTCCTTATAAATGCCTTGAGTGATAACTACTATGAGTGCAATGCTGCAGTAAGTTATGGTACAGCAACATACACGTACAAGGCTATGGAAGTATCTCTCACTCCCCCGGTGGAAGGATATGTACTTAAGTCTATAGGGATTGACAACACTGTCTTCGTATCTGATGATAATGGGATGTCCTTGGAGTATGTAAGCAACGCTAACAATTACTCAGACAGTACATCCAGCCTCAACTTAACCAAAATTGCACCTGCTGGATCTAATCCAAAGACTCTGACTGTCCAAGTTACTACAGGCACTTCATACAATCTTACAGACTTAGCTAACTCTGAGACAACACCAACAAGTGACTCAAATAAGCTTGTCCTTTTAATAGATAGTGAAATCTACGGAAACACTGCAAACGTAAAAGCTACTTGGGTTAGTCCTATCAACTCAGCACTGACAGCAGAAGTAGATTACCCGTTTGCAAATATCATTGAGCAGCCGGTAACTTACAGAGTGTACACTGCTGGGGCCGGAACTCGTCAGAGAGAGAACATGTCATTTGTTCAACATGATGACCTATACTCACTGCTAAGTGATCCGTTTAATACGACTACTTACGACAAAATTAAGTACACTATTCAAGAAAACTTTATCGACGTACATAGTGACGAAACTTTTTTCACTACATTTGTTGATATCAAATACATTAGACAACCTAAGCGTATGGATAAATCCTTAGGCGTAGGTTGTGAACTGGCACCTCACACTCACAATGAGATCGTTGAGATGGCAGTACAAAGCATACTGGAGGCCATTTCTGACCCGAGGTATAACACACAATCCAGGGAAGTCCTGGGGAGTGAATAAATATGATGTTTAATCCCAAAAAAATAAATTAAAATGGGAAGTAATCTTTCACAGGTGTTTATTGCAAACACCTCAACTTTGGAGAGCGGCAGCAGTTTTACCGCTATTGCAAGCACTCCTGAAATTGGAATCTGGGACATTGATGGAAAAGCCTGGGTAAATACTGCTTTGTATAAAGCAGGTGTTGACGTAACAGATGAAGTTGAAACTGCTGACGTAACAGAGGAAGTTACCGATAACTTGACCACTGTAGCAAATCCTTTGTGGTTGTACAAGAACTTGCAGTTTGTTCAGGGCACAGCAAACAATCCAATTGCTACCCCAATGATCAACACAAGAAACATTCGTAGCATTCGCCACGATGGATTCAAAGCATCTACAGGTGCAGTAGTAACTATCTCTGATAACGATTTTGCTGGCTCTGCCGGGGACGAAATTGAATTGAAGTTTGTATTCAAGAAGTCTCCCACCGACTACAACAATTTCTATGATGTAGATGGTTTGAGCATATTCTCTAAGCAGTTTCCTTTGTCTGCAGCTAGAAACCACTTTATCGTAAACATTAGCTTTGTAGTTAGTAATTTGGCTGATGTTTCAGCTAGTAACACTCCAACTAATTTTACAGCAGCAATAAACGATAACCCAGTGCTGAGTAAAATCTTCACTGTTGATGTTTCTGGTGCAGACCTCAAACTTACTGCAATTCACCCAGGTGTAATATTTGAGTTGATTAGCACTAACTTGACTTCTGGCGCAGATCCAGTTAATCAAGCTGCTATGATTACAGCACCTGTATTGGGTTCTGGTAATGATTGGCAAGTTTCGGGTGATGAGGCACGTTGCAGAAGCCGTTACGGTAACTTCAACAGAATGTATCTCCCAGAGAACATGCCTTCGTATACCAACAAAGGTGAGAGGTACGACAAAATCACTATTTTGTATGAGCACAATTGGCCAACCTCTACTGGTATTGCTCCAGCTGGAACACTCAACGAAGTAGTATTGTACTACACATCCACTGATGGAACTGTAGTTACTACTACGGAGGGTACATTTGATGATGCGTTTGTATTGAGCACTCAAGCCTACGCAGCAGCAGGTATCAAGTACGTCTGGTAATAATACTTCTTTTGGTAATGGGGAGGACAATAGGGTTCTCCCCCTTATCTTTCTACTATGAAGGTCCTCATATTTATAACAGTTTGGAAAAGACCAGAGGTAACTGATCTTACATATTCCGGACTAGATAGGGTTCAAGCTATCTTTAAAGAGGAAGGTATTGATTCAGAAGTATTAGTTGTTTCATCAGAAGATTATCATACAAAAAAAGCTAAGGACCGAGGCTATCACGTAATAGAAGTAGAGAACTTCCCGGTAGGAAATAAAATGAACCTAGGAATGCAGGAAGCTTTAAAATATAAATGGGACTATCTAATGGAAATGGGGAGCAACAACTTGCTCTCTAACTTGTATATACGAGCATTTATAGCAGCCTGCAAAGAAAAGTTCGCTTGTTTTGGGAGCGGAAAGTTTTACGCGCTTCAGCCTGATAGAAAAAAGGTAAGGGTCTTTAACGTAAAAAGAAGAAACGGATTTGGGGGAGTTGGGAGAGGATTTAGGAGAGATGTTATAGAAGCTGCGAAAGACGGAAAGTATTGGGACTCAGAAATAAATTCAGGAATGGACGGAAGTATCTGGAGTAATTTAATAAAACCGCAGATTGAAAAAGATCCACACTCTGTACGCAGGCTGGTAAACAACTCGTATCCTAGTGTCTTAGACTTAAAGTCAGACACAGACGTAAATAAACATGGAGGGAAAATTATAGCTGACCAAGACTTTTTGGTTAGATGGTTCCCTGAAAGCAAAAACTGGATAAAATAATGGCAACAGTAGACGACGTACGATTTTTAAATATTTCAACTAACTGCAAGACTGTTGCTGGTAGGATTGCAGAGGCAGACTTCTCTAGTCTTGACCTAGACGAAGTACAAAAGATTTACATCTACGACCAGTCTAAAACAGTGCAGATATACTTGACTTCAACTGGCTGGAGCATTGCAGATGGTGTACTTACATTTACCACAACTTCAACTACTGCCTTGACGGGGGTTGTTACAGTAATATTGTATTACGATTTAGACATTTCGTCAAACGTGGCAACTCCTAGACTGATAATATACACAGTTGCTCCATGCACAATTAATTGTTGCATTGCTAAGCTTACTGATGCAGCTATAGAATGTCACTGCAAGTGTGACAAGTGTAAAGAAGACTTGCTAAGAGCAGAAAAAGTAATGCTCATGCTCCAAGGAGCAACATTTGCCGCAGAGCAAGAAAGCAACTACGACCACGCAGTTAATATGTATAACAAAGCAAATACTCTATGCACTGAGGTTTGCGCATGTGGATGCTAATGCCGGTAAAAACCTACTATAATAACCAAGAAATAATCGACCATATCGAAGCACTACGTACGTGCATTGATCGTCGCCATCATGCTCTGTATAAAAAGATACATGGAGGGCTAGAATGTTCTACTATCGAGAACGTAAAACTTACTCTTATCGCACAACTCCTCATTGATTATCAAAAGAACGGAGAGGACGATAACGATAAGGACTGTCTTCAAACAACCGCATCTGCAAGAAAGGGTTGGAAGATTATAAACACATTTTTGGACTATGTCTCACGAGAGTGTAGAGATTGTTTTGCAGCAAAAGTAGCAGACACAATAGGTCAGGCTTCAGGGTCTCCTCCTCCATATGAGCCACCAGTAAACACTATTATTACTCAATCCTCTGACACCCTTACAACACAGAGTGGGGACACTATCATAACAAACTAAGAAAATGGCTAACGTAACTATAGATTCTTTTTCATCAACAGCTATGTCTAGTGTGACGACTAGTCACTACTTTATACTGGATGATGGGAGCTCTACAACTAAACTACAAGCACTAGCTGCAGCAATAAAAACAATCAGTACTTTAGGGTCTGGTGGAGCTTCTGTTATCAAAAGCTTCTCATTGGGGACATTAGCACAGAGAGATATTGTAGGAGGTACTGGAGTTACTGTAACAGAAAACATCAACGATCTAACGCTGTCTGTAACTCAAGGAGACATTAACATTAATAACCTTGCTGGAATATCAAGCTTTGATCTTAGTGGGGCAGATAACTCAAGCTCTTTGTTTTTGTCTAGTGTAAATCTTGCATCAAACGTTACAGGTACCCTCCCTATTGCAAATGGGGGAACTGGACAAACTAGCTTCGCTGCAAACAGTGTACTGCTTGGGGGTGCTAGTATCTCTACTGTGGTTCTTGACGCAGACAAAGAGATTCTTGTCGGTACGACTAGCGGTCCTGAGATGAAAACTTTGACAGCAGGAAGCAATATTTCAATTACTCAAGACAACTCTTTAGACACCCTCACTGTAGGATTTACTAAAGGAAATTACATAGAGTCAGGAGACAATGTAACTCTTGGAGATGTAACAGTAGGAGATCTTACTATAGGAACACTTAGTTCAAGCTCCACTGGGACAGTAACACAAGCTACATCTCTATCAACTGGGGTAACATTAGACGCTGTTGGGGGTACTATTACATTATTCGCATCATCTATTACAGCTAATACAAATACTCAGTTTACAGTAACTAATAACCAAGTATCATCTACATCAGTAATATTCTTGTCAAGAGAATTCCAGAGTAGTGTAGCTGCTGATAATGGGGTACATATTAGCCTTGCATCTGTAAGCAATGGGAGCTTTGTGATTAACATCACACATACAGGTAACCAAGATGCAGGATCAATTGTAAGAAAAATACATTTCTTTGTCTTAGGATAATAATAACCAACCAAACCATACACAATGTTTAATCAGTTTAAAATGAAAGTAGCAGACGCTATCGAATTGTACAAAGGACTTGAAGCTGTCAAGCAGCACAAAGGAGCACGATTCTCTGTAGTCGTAGCTAAAAATGTGAAAGAGCTTGAGCAAGTACTCAGACAGTACGAAGAAATAGCTAAGCCGTCAGATGAGTTCTTAAGAGTTTCTGGGGAAGCACACAAACTTGCAGAAGCAGAAGATGAAGATGGGCTCAAGAAGTTAGAAAAAGAACATGCAGATTTAATCGAAGAGCGCAAGACTCAACTTGCACAACTCGAAGCAACAATGCAGAATGAAATTGAAATTGATCTGCACTCCATCAAAGAATCACAACTCCCAGACGACGTAACTCCTGAGCAGATAGTTCCAATACTCCCAATATTGTCATGAGATCTAAAGAGACATAAGACAATTTTTGCTTAAAAGACCCGGGTACCTTAAAAAAGGTGCCTGGGTTTTAGCGCGAAGATTGGAATGCTCTGTAAAAGATTGTCAAGAGGTGTTAAAAGAACTGAGGAACGCAAATACATCAGAGAATAGACTTGATAGAGAAGATAGAGTTAAAACCTCTAGCTTGCAGAAATTCCTAACTACACATGGGATTAATGAGGCATCTGTATCAAGTGTAAAATTTTGGCAAACAGCTACGGGAGATTTACGATACTCAGTAGTTACTAATGATGCCCCTAACACAGAGGACATCAAACAAGAGATAGAAGACTTTGCTGCGGATTATGCTCCAGTATATCCTGAACAGGAATACCCAGAGTGTGAAGACCCAATTGCATATGAAATATCTCTCCCAGACATACACTACGGTAAGTTAGTGGATATGCCACTGCCTTATGATTTTCAGGAAAAAGAATACATTACAGTTGTAGAGAATCTTGTAGCTAAAGCTGCGGGTTTAGAAATAGAAAGATTCATTCTCCCTATTGGGAACGACGGGTTAAACTCAGAGGGAATGAGAATGACTACAACCAAAGGTACCCCACAACAGGACTATATGGACTGGAGAAAAAGCTTTAGGGGATACTGGAAGCTAATAGTTTACACCATTGACTATTTAAAGCAGATAGCACCCGTGGATGTTATAGTTGTCTCAGGCAACCACGATTACGAACGGATGTACTACGTAGGAGATGTGATTGCAGGGTGGTTCCGTAATGATCCTAACGTAAGCGTGGACAATAGTGACGACCCTAGGAAGTATTACCAATACGGGACAAACATGCTAATGTTTACCCATGGAGATAAAGAAAAGGCCCAAAACATTCCTTTGATAATGGCAACAGAACAACCAGAAATGTTTGCAGCTACATCTCACAGAGAAGCACACTGTGGACACTTTCATAAAGAGCAAGTCAATGAGTATCGAGGAATCAAAGTCCGTTTCGTTCCTTCTATTTGCCCTAACGATTCATGGCACAAGCAAATGGGATACGACTCCAAACGAACAGGACAGGCTTATATATGGAGTAAAGAGAGGGGAATGGAGGGATATAATCAGTACAATGTTTGATGATCTGTCATATAACAATGATGAGTTTGACGACACTCTAGACGTCAATGAGGAGATAGAAATCCTTGCTGATGCCTATGAGAACGCATATAAAATACTAACGGGAAAAGTACAAGTAGAAGAATTCTTACTAGAACGAACAGATGATGGGGATATAGTCTTCCTCCCATTTGACCCAAAAGAACCAGAGACAATAGAGTTAATTATAGACGACGTAATAGCATACTTTGAAGAGGGCGAAGAGTACGAGAAATGCTCAGAGCTTTTAGAGATTAAGAAGAAGTTCGATGACACTAAATGAAATTGCATATAACTTATTAAACTTGATGCGGGCTGGGCGTTCTCATAACGATGAGAATATCTCCCTAGACCAAATTAAGTTTAACATTAAGCACTACCGTGCGATGTTTATTCGCAGGGATTTTATGCGTAACGGGCTTATTACAAGACACCTGGAACAAGATCTGGGATGTCTTAAGTTAATACAAGTAGATGCAAGCAAGTGTCTGTGTGACTTTAGTATAGACTGTCCAATATACAGAACAGAGAAGAAGATACCGCGAACTGTACGATTTAACTTCAGAGATGCAATTACACACGTAGGGGATGTTACAGGTCTTGGTCGTATCCCACTTATAGAACCCTACGAAGTACAGTGGTTACCTCATGATAAATACACAGCTAACAGACCAAAGGCTTACATGATAGAGGACTATCTCTACGTGTACAACCCTAAAGGAATGGAGCTAGTTAATGTACGAGGGGTGTTTGAAGACCCAGAAGAGCTTGCAGGGCTCAAAAGCTGTGATCCTGTATGCTACGACGCAGACTCCCCATTCCCAATCCCAGCTGACATGATCAGCTTAATAACAACAGGTCTCACTAACGGTGAACTTAAATTTTTAGTTAGTACCTTAGTAGACGACGAAAACGATAGACAACAAGATACTCAATAACTATGGCATATAACACTAACGCTGACAGGCTCAGCAATAAAATAGCTGAAAACTCTGACGTTTCGTTGGGCAAACGAGGGTTTGACTTAAGAAGTGGTGCGACGGTGCAAATATATAATAGCGGAACATATATGGCAATGCAATTTATTGGTGACACTATTTTTGACGCGCTAGAGATAGATGGAGTAAGTGTATTTGCAGGAGCTAGCTCACCTAATGCATCAGACTTTACAGTACCAAAAGGCTCTGTGCTCTATGGAAACGTAACCAAAGTGCAAATTAGCTCTTCAAGCGTTAATCAAGTTCTCATTCTTTATAAAGCATAATCGTGGCTAAATCACCAGCATGGACACGCAAAGAAGGTCAGAACCCTAGCGGGGGACTTAATGCTGCAGGAAGGGCTTCCTATCGGCGAGCAAACCCTGGTAGTAAATTATCTGCTCCTGTTACAGAATCTAATGCGACTGGTGCTAGAGCTAAACGAAAGAAGAGCTTCTGTGCTCGTATGTGCGGCATGAAAAGCAGACTGACTAGCGAAAAAACAAGAAGAGATCCCAATTCTAGAATTAATAAGGCACTCCGTAAATGGCTCTGCCGTTGTAGCTAACAATTATGAACTTTGACGACATCACTATATATCAATTTATCGTTCTTGCTGGAGGACTAATAGGTACTTGGATTAAACATCAAAATGACTATGCAGTTCTTAAGAGCAGGGTAAAATCTCTTGAGCTCAAGAATGATGAAATAACTGCAATGTTAAGAAAACTGGCTGAAGACGTTGCTGAGATTAAACTTCTACTAGCCAGAAAACAAATTGACAACTAATACTATCATGGGTAACAAAAAAAGAATGTACAAGAAGAGCAGCTTCTTGGAACCAAATAAAGAGCTCACGTTTGGGGGCATGAATAAAGGTAAGTACGAAGCTGCTGGTCCTGTAGCTCGGCAGATGGAGGACGCAAAAAAAGCAACGGCTGCAGCTGAAAGAATTGAAGCAGAAAAACGTGCAAAAGATAAAGCAAGCAGTACTAGCGGTATAAAAGGAGTAGGTCGTCCTACTACTATGAACACTAGCCCAAACGTAAAGACTGTGCTTGATAAACTCAGCAAAGCTCCAGGCCCAAAACCTGAAGCCAAAAAACCAGCTTCTACTGAACCAAAACCAGGTACATATGCATACGCAAAGAAGCGTAACCCTAACTTGGATAAGCTAATTGCTGAGCGTAAAAACTAT